GCCCCTGAGGCGCCTCCAGCACTTCCCACTCATGCGGGCCGGTACGTGCTCGATGGCGGCACCTACAATCGAACCGATGAGGATGCCGCTCCACCGGAGGCCGGTATCACCCCTGAGCCGTCCCCCCTCCCCCTGGCGCTGCTACCTGCCGCCGCCAACACATCCCCCACCTCCGCCCCTGCCTCTGAGGCCTGATCATGTTCTTTACAAATCCTGGCCTCCTCACCTACGCCCCGGAAACCGTGGAGGGGACTGCCCCGTCAAGCGGCTACATCCCGCTGAGAATCCAGGTGGATCCAAGCTGGGAGCCGATGAATGGAGACAGCGTCGAGCGAGATCTTGTTCTGCCCTATCAAGCAGGCAACGAACAGGCAACCATCCGCCTGCATCAAACATTCACCTTCCGGGTCTACCTTGGCGGCTCTGGAGCAGCAGGTACCGCGCCGAACTTCGCAGGCTTGTTCCCCGCGATAAAGGTTACCGAGACACTGGTAACAAGCACCAGCGCAACCTATACACCTGCAGTTAGCACCAGCAGTAGCATCACCCTCCGCTGGTTGATCATCGGTGCCAATGGCACCACCTCTCTGCTTCATCAGATGACCGGCTGCCGCGGCAGCTGGAAAATCGGAATGAATAACGATGAGTTTCCGTATATTGAGTTTACTTTCATGGGCTTGTATTCTCAGCCCACCGATGCCGGTACCTTCCCTACTGCGACCTTTACGAACCAAGCGCAGTGCTCACCGATCGGATCATCCACTCAATTCACCGTCAATTCTGTAGCCAATTGCCTGCAGGGCTTTGAATTCGACAGCGGCAACGTTGTCGCTTTCAGCAGCCGCGCCGGTTGCACACCACGAATCTTAATCACCGATTCCAAGCCTTCCGGATCTATTGTCTTCGAGCAGAAGCCCATGGCCACCCAACCTGTGGCAACTTTGTCCACGTCGGGCCTTACGTACCCGATTAGCCTTACACATGCCGCTGGCGGTGTGGGCAACACCTTCGCCTTCAATGTTGCCGCGGCCAGTTTCGGCCGTGCCACCTACACCAAGGGAAGCGACAGCTTGGTGCTGCGCAATATGCCGTTCAGCGCTACGGGTCCCACGGCGTGGTCTCTGGTGCTAACCTGATACAACCATCACCCTGCCCCTGCCTCCTGTCATGGCCTCCCCGTTCTTCCTTGACGATTCGGACTACCTTTGGAAGATCAATATTCTTCTTCCTGTTGATGGAGAGATCCAAGAACAGGAGCAAGAGGTCTACTACAAAAGGGTCGGCAACGCCAGGAAGAAAGAACTCCTGGCCTTGATCCTTGACAATGCCAAGAAGATTGAGGCTACCAGTGAAATACCCGCCGACGCTATTTCAGACGAAGCCCTAGCCGATGAACTTCTCGCCGGCTGGCGAGGAATGAAGAACCGTGATGGCTCTGAGGTTGAATTCTCCCCAGAGAGGAAGGCCCAATTCCTGGATCGAGAGGGAGTCGCCAGTGCCATCGTCATGGGCTGGTATGAATCGATGGAAACCCGGAAGGTGGGAAACTCACCGGAGCCGCCGAGTTCCTCTGGGAGCTAGCGCAGGCACCGAAAGTAGAGCAGCAGCAAGCAGAGCTAGAACAGGCTGCTGCGCTACTAAACATCACGAATCTACCAGGATCGCCATCACCCAAAGCTAAGCGGTTTGGGTTGTATCCAGAAACAAAAGAGGTGGTAGATATGTTTTACAGGTTGCGGAAGAACTGGCGGTACGGCTCAAATGGCCCCCTTGGTCTTGATATGAGCCTGGCCATTGAATACTGCGGAGTCTATAGAGTGCAAGATCAAGCTGAGATGATCGACGGCCTTGATATAATGGAGACAGCTTGGCTTGCCTGCTTCTACGGGGATAACTGATGGCTACCACGTTTGATGCCATCCTGCGAATCGGTGCCCGAGTCGAGGGGGCAGCTGACGTGCGGGCGTTGTCTGCTGCGATGCGGCAGGTAGCAGACGAGACGCGGCAGCTAGCAACGCTGGAGCGCGCCCAGCTGGCCCTATCGCGGACGTTGATCGAGAACCAGCAGGCAGCGGCCAGGACGGAGAAGGAGCGGGCTGCATTCGCCTCTCAGCGTGCGCAGATCAGCCTCAGGGCTGCTGAGGCTGAGTATGCAGCGACGACCAAGCAACTGGCGGCACAGAAGGAGCTTGCGGCGGCGCAGGTGAAGATCGCGGCAGATCGCGTGAGGGCTGCCGATGCGGCAATGAAGCAGGCGTTGGTGGTGACCAATGCAATGCGATCGGAGAAAGCTGCAGCAGAACAAGGATTACAGATTGAAATCCAGAAGGCAAGGGCTCAATATCAATCTATCAACAATCTAAAGCAAATTGCGGGACTGGAAAGGCAGGCGACTGTTGCGGCATTGGATGGAGTAGAAGCAGCGAATAGGCGTGCGCAGGCAGCAGCGAACAAAGCGAGAGCAGATGCGCAGATGTTTGCAGCTTTTCGGGATATGGATAGAGAGACTCAGCAGAGGCAAGCGGAATCATCCAGAGCCCAACTGGCTTCTCAACAGCAAATGATGGCAGGAATGACGTCGTTAAGAAACATGGCGATAAGTGCTGCTGCTGCCTTGGGTGCTGTTGGTACAGTTCAAATTGCGGGAAACATCATCTCAGCCGGACAAGAAGCAGAATTAACCCGTAGGCGAATCAATGCAACAGCTGGTGAACTGGGCGAAGTTGCTGGCATATATGAAATTGCGGCAAGAGGAGCACAGCAATTTGCTATTGCCAATATCGATTCTCAAGCCGCGGTTGCCAATCTTTACAATAGATTGCGGCCTATGGGTGTTTCATTAAATCAAATTGAAACGGTATATACTGGCGTTAATAATGCCGTGCTGCTAGGTGGTCTTAGCGCTTACGACGGAGCCGAAGCCTTTCGCCAGTTGGGCCAGGCTATGGGGTCAGGAAGGCTGCAAGGTGATGAACTGCGCTCGTTAATGGAGCGAATGCCAGCAATTGGCGTTGCGTTGGCCAAAGTAATGGGAGTATCAGTAGGAGAGATCAAAAAGCTAGGATCCGATGGCAAGATCACAACTGATATAATCATAAAAGCAACAGAAGAACTCGCAAAGCTAAAGCCGCCAGAGCCTACTCCGGTACAGCGCTATACCGCTGCGGTGAAAGACCTTTCCACGGCATTAGGCGAAGAATTGCTTCCCAAGGTTACGCCGGTTATTATGGGTCTTACGGATCTAGTAAATGGTTTTGCAAAAAATGCAGAGCATATTCTTGATGTAGTTTCAATGCCTGCGATCGGCCTGGCAAAGACATTCGCTGTATTGATGGGAGTCATTCGCGGTGAGCCAGAAGTAATCGTTGCGGAATGGAAAAAACTTGACGAGATTGCTCAACAGGCTAAAGTATCTGCCGTAAATCGTAAACTTGCCGAAGAAGGAGCCGCCGCCGCCGTTAGCCAATATGGTCAAGCATTGTCGAGCATTGCGCCACAGGCCGAACAACTAGCCGCCACCAAAGAACGCCAAGCGGCAATAGAAAAAGAAATCACGGATAGGATGAATCAGCAATATGATCAAGTAGTAAGGATCAACGAAGCAGCAACAGCAAGAATAAATGAACGGCGTGATGCTGCGCAGAATATCTTAAATGTAGAGCAAGCGCAGATCGGCGTAGCACGAGCAATTTTAGAGCAAAAGCAATCGCTTGCGCAGACAGAAGTAGAGCGAAAAGAAATCGCCCAGCAGATTGCGGACCTAGAGTATAGGTCTGCGCAAGTAAACTATAACGCCATTATTGCTCAGATCGATGCAGAAAAACAGCTGGAACAGATCAGGGTAATCAATGCTGAGAACGAATTCCGCCGTGCAACAGAAGCGTACAACATTGCCCTACGATATGGTAAGATCACGGCTGATCTTACGATGGCCAGAGAACAAGCAAGAAGTAAGCTGATTGTTGCAGCGGTAGAGAATCGAGCCTTTGACGCAAGTGTGAAGGCTAGGACGCAGGTTGCCAACTTGAACCTGCAGGCTAGTGGCATCAATGCTGGCTATGATCCGGGAACTGCTGCCGCAATGGCTGGTGGCGGCACGACAAATCAAGCATCAGGCGGAAAGGTCACTGTAAGACAGAATAAAGATGGATCGTTCAATATATCAAACCAAGTTTCCGGTTTTGCAGCCGGCGGCCACGTACGAGGCCCCACGCTGGCATGGGTTGGAGAAGGCGGTGAAGGCGAGAGCATCGTGCCGGATTCCAAGCGGATGGGGTTTGCACGGAATGTGCTGGCAGGTGTGACGGGAGCAGCGGCAATCCCTAGGTTTGCTACGGGGGGATATGTTCAAGGTTATCAGCATGAACTTGCGCGGGGTGGAGGTTGGTTGCCAAATAATCGCGTATCAACCTTTAAGCAAGGTACAAAAGTAGTAAATGGTGTAACGTACACTTTTGATCCGTTTGGTACTTTGCGACTTCATGAAGCAGAAGACAGGCTTGCCGAAGCAAATAGAGGAACTCGTGGTCGGTATGGATTATCTGACATGGACAAGCTAAACGTACTTAAGAGTTTTGGTGGCTCATTGACACCTTGGGGCGGCGTTCGTATGCCCGCGCCCGCAGATCCCTGGTTTGTAAGAGAGGAGGATAGAGTGGCGGCAATGAAAGCAAACAGGACAGACACGGCCTATGGCCCCACTACAAGCCCAGGGTTTGGCTATTCCACGGGAGTCGCTGGCGGTGGCCCCGGCGGCGGCGGCTTCCTTGTCGGTGACACCGAATTTAACGGCACAATATCAATCCAACCTAAAATGACACCAATGCCTGATGGACAACTATGGGCCCCCAAGAGTGAGATGGAAAGAATGGCCTATGAAGTAGCCAAACAGGCAATAAGCAAGAACAACGCCGAGCAACGCCAACCCTCCGGAAAGCGCCGTAGAGGAAGAAGATGACAACACATACTCCCATTTTCCTACGTGTCTACGAACCCAACGGTTCTACTGCCTACAGTGTGCAAAACTTCTACCATTCAACTATCACGCAAGATGGCATCCCCTATCAGTTTCTTGATTTTGGTGTTGATAAGTTTGCCTCTGCTGTAACTGCCGATGCGAATGAAATCACCCTTACAATGCCTGCACTGACTGGCGCGAGGGAAATGGTAGGCATTGGCACCGGCTTCTACCTGGCGGCCATCACCGCCTATCAGTTCACCGCAGCAGTCGCCCCGGAGGCGCCCCCCGCGGGCCAGGCGATCCTCGCGCAGTTCGTTGGCCGGCTGATCTCCTGGAGCATCCAGGGCGTCTCCACCTTGAGCGTGGTGGTGGGTTCGCCGCTGTCACCGGTGGCGGCTCAGTTCCCTGCCCGCCGGTACGATTCCACTGTGGTAGGGATCCCCTGTAGGCTCTGATGCTGCTGATCCCTGCCGCTGCTGCACCCCTCCAGGCCGCTGATCGGCGCCTGCTGGCCGCGTCCGACAGCCAAACCGGCGGGAACGATCTGAACGTAGCTCAGGCCAGCCTGGACCTTGGGTGGTCCGTGCCGGTGGTGTTTGGAAAGCGCGAGAACGGCGCAGGCGGCGTGTGGGCGAGCCCCCTCGCGTCAGAATGCAGATTCGAGAACGACAACCTGAACCAAGTCACTGCCTCGTACCAGCTGGTCCTCTCAGCTGGCCAATTGCCCACGATTCAACTTGGCGATATCTACCAAGGCGATACTCCGCTTGTTGCCGGCGAATATCAACAAGCCTATAACGGAAGGGCAGGAACATGGACACCGGGCAACCTGATACAACAGAGATTTCTTGTAACGACAAGCAACAGGCAGGAGACTATCGTCGGCGATAAAATAGGAGGCGCCTTGCTGGAGATTAGGGGGTATTCCACCCTTGGCCTTGCCGCGGCCATCGCCGAAGCAATGGCCGAAACAACTGTAAGCACATCAGGAAACTACATAACCAGATTTGAGATAACCATCGACAAAAAAATAGACTGGCCATCTTCTGGAGGTAGCACTCTTTACGGGATGCCCCGTACTACACCGGTACAGAATCCATCAACAGAATGGTACGGCAGCCTTAGTTATTTTCAGGTCTATAATTCAGTAGATTATGATGAGAAATCTTTTACCGGTGGCAGCCGCGACTATGTAGAGCTGTATGAGTCAAGTAGCAATGGCTATACCTATGGTTTGTATTTATCGGCCAGAAACTCTGCCATCTACAATAGAACCGATGCAGCGCGTTACCTGAACATCTCTAACTACACCTTCAACCGGCCTGCATCAACAGAGCCGTATGGAAACATTAGTATTTACATCTATGAAATTGTCAGGGGCGGTTTTTTGAAAACTGTTACAGCAAGCGAAACCTATTTAAGTTACAGGTATGAAACCGGCGCATACGGCGGCCTTGCTGGTGTAACCTATACTCTTGATATACTGGAAGAAAACAGCGAGCCTACACCCAAACCTGAAGCTACCCTCCACTGCGGCACCGGCGGAACCTATGCCGATCTGACCACACTATCTGTAACAAAACAATATCCGGCAGAAAATGAAGGCTGGCGGCGGCATATTCACGTCTTCGCTCGCAATGGCACACCAGTACCAAGATTGATTGAAGGCACAGCAGGTTCCAGCAACCTGTTTCCAGATCTTGCAAAATACGCCATGCTTCAGTCGCAGGAAATAGATGCCTCACAGATTGATGATGCTTTCCTTCTCCTTTCGGCTAGATTCAATGCTGCCAATGCCATCACCTGCGATGGCTTAGCCGTTGCTCCCGCAAACATCGCCGAATGGCTTGATGTCATGGCTCCCCTGTTTCTGTTGCGGCCAACAAACCACAACGGAAAAATCGGCTTGCGGCCCGCTATCCCGATCACAGATACCTATCAATTCAACACCGCCCCGCTCGTTCCGGTTGCTATCTTCAACGAAGCCAATATCATCGGCCCGCCATCGATACAAGGCATCCCCGCTGAGGATCGCCACTGGCAGGTTGGCATCCTCCCCCGCTGGCGCGAGCAACCAGAAACCAACGTCGGCATCATCCGCGCCTCTGGCCCGTTCAGGTTCAACGGGGTATCGAATGGCAGCCCCGTGGAGGTGGTTGACGCATCCGAGTGGGTCACCCGCGAGTTGCACGCGGTCAGGCTGGCCGCCCTTGAGCTGGCCCGGCGGCGCTACGTCGAGCATCGAGCCACCATTCAAGTCGAGCCTTCGCTGGCGATGGCAGCCCTTGCGCCTGGCAGCATCGTGGCCTTCAGCCAGGCGATCAACCCCTCCGTCGGCCGTTCTGGCGACTGGAGCTACTACTACCATCTCCTCTCCGTCAGCGGCCCGCCCCTGGGCCCGTGGACGCTGGAGCTGGAGCACCATCCGACGGATCAAACTGGTGCCAGCCTCCTGGCTCAGGTTGTTGCCGCTGCTAGAATTGCATAAAGCAACCTTCTAGCGCATGTCTGAAAATCCATCCTTTCAACCGTACGACAGCTTCCTGGCGCAGCTTGCACTAGGGAAGAATAGTGCGATCAGTATGCAAAATGATATCATTTGTGTTGGCCTTACCAACACCACACCAAACCTGGCGCACACAAAGCGCGGCGACCTTGTCGATATCGGTGCCGGCAACGGCTACCCTGGCCCCACTGCGCTAACCATCACAAGCCGCAGCATAAGCGGCAACAAATGGCTACTTGTCGGCAATGACATAATCTGGGATGCAACCGGCGCAGGCTTTGGGCCCTTTCGTCATATCTACGTCTATTCTCAATCTAGCAATACAACAGCATCCGAGCAGTTATTGCTCGGTTACTGGTCTTTTGCTGCCAGCCAAACTGTGACGGTTCCCTATCCATTGAAGATTGATTTTTCTCTGATCAACGGAGCGCTTGGCCTTTCGATCTGATGGCAACATTCCCCGCCATCGTGCCGGACGAGCGCAGTTACACGCTCGGCGCAGTTTCAACAGAAACTTACGTCGGCCCTGGCGGGGTGTCTTACGTGTTCCGCACTGGCAACATACAGGTTGGCGCCGAAGTACAGCTCCCCTTTACCTTGCGCCCCATCAGCGAGGTGGAGCAGATCTGGGATCACTACCACGCGCAGCAACGAGAGCCATTCGATCTCCCCGCCGCGGCATGGTGCGGGCACACAGCAGCCGCCACGATCGCCGCAGCGGGCCTGCTCTGGTCCTACGCGGAGCAACCTGCCGTCGATCGCGTCTCGTCTGGCACCGGCAGCATCGAGGTGCGCCTCAGGGCCTACGGCACGTCACTCACCGGCACGTCCGTAGGTGCCCCCGTGGCGGCCATCTACTCGGCTGTCTCGGGCTCTGGTGTCGTGACCGCTCCAGTGTTGCCGCAGCCGGTTCCGGATCCGCCGATCGTGGCGCCTACGATCACGATCGAACCACCAACCGAAACCGAGCTACCTGCCGGCGTGGTCCGGGTTGGCGGCTCGATTGAGTTGAGAACTGGGCACGCCATGGAAGCAGGGCTCGTTCATGTTCGCGGCGACATTGAAGTCAGAACCGGTCACATCATGCAGACAGGTCTGATTCGTGTAGGTTCTACCGTTACGATCTCAACGGATGAGTTGTAATGGCTGATTTTCCTGCCGGCATCCGGCCCACAACCATCACCCCCCAACCTGGATCGTTCCCAGGCGTAGATCACACCACGATCGCTGGAAACCTGAGGAACTACCAATCAGGCAACCGCATTACCGGCGCAAGACTCTCACTGTCATTTCGCAATACCAAAACCACAACAATCGCCGCATTGCGAGCGCATTGGGATGGCGAGCAAACGCATAACGCCTGGAGGTTATCTTCCGAATTACTGGATGGGTTAGAGTATGCCGCTGAATATGCTGCCTTATATTGGCGCTATGCTGGCCCCTACAGGATCACGGATTATACTTCCGAATCTGGCGGTGTTCACGATGCAGAGGTCGAGCTAGTACAGGCGCTGATCCCTGCTTTCATTGATCCATTGATTGTTCAACCTGCCACCGGGTTGATTCATGTCGGCGGAACAGTTCGATTGGTAGGCCCCGGCGCCATTCCTGAGCTGTGGACCTCCCGCCTGGCGACAGCACAACGATTTGCCATCGGCAATGGCGGCAGCGTTGGCTCGGCTGTATCCGGCCCGGATGGAACATCATTCCAGGTCTTCTGGTTTGAGCCTACAAGCGGAACAATGGTGCGGCTTGTTGTTGTGAAGAGAGACATCAATGGCCTTGTGCTGTGGCAGCGATGGACATCTGCAGAATTTGGCATGCTGACTACATCCAGGAATGCGTACGCGCCGCAGGTTTTGCCATTGCCAGATGGCGGCTGTGTTGTTTTTACTGTTGATGATAATGAGCTACCATGGATTACAAGCGTCCTAACCATGAGGGGGTGGAGGCTCAGTGCATCGGGTGCTCAAATATGGGCTAAGGATTATTCAGGTAATATCCTTGGGGCGTATCGCGTAGCGCTGAATGATTCACAGGTCATTGTCTATACAGCAAGCCGACTTGCTGGTGTTTCTGGTAATCCCCTAGCGCCTACATTACTGCAAATCAGCCTCGCGGACGGCAGCTACACCGGTGGCAACAACTACCGTATAAATAATACGACAAGCAGTCTCCACCCAACACTCAGAGACAGCCTGCTGGTTCTCCCCTCTGGCGCCATGATCCTCAAGGCGGTACAGACCACGTTGATGGAGATCACCAGCAATGGTGCGACCGTCAATAAGACCAAGGTCTTTTCTTCCTCCGGCAGCTGCCTTGATGGTGGGATCACCTTGCTGCCAAATGGAAGCTATCTGTGCCGCCACAACAGAGACACAATGGTGCAGATTGCTGCCGACTTCAGTGTAAACGCAAGGTACAAATATACGGGTTCGATTGGCTTTGCTGGCGGCACATTACTTGGGGAAGAAGCGTTTGGGATGGCCATCGCTGCGGATGCTTCTGGCAATATCTATCACCTTGCAGTCAATGAAGTAGGAATTGGCTACCTATCAACTTCCGGTACTCAGCGCGGGGTGAAGATCACAAAGCTCGCTAACAACGGTGGCTCTATTGTTGGGTATTCAGAAATAAGCTTTGGTCCTAACATCGGGGAACTGCGATCCGGCCAGCTTGCCCAAGGCTCTGCGCATGGAATTGATATCACAAAAGAACGCGGGATCGTTCACCTTTTGGACGGCTTTGAGGCAACCTGTAGAGTAACGGCGATCGGCTTTAGCCTTTCTCAACCGGCGGGTACCGGTGCGAATAACATCCCTGCCGCAACACTGGATACAGGTAGCTGCACTAACACTATGGGTGTGCGCAGTTATACGCCAAGCTACGGCATCGGATCTCCTGATTCAATCACAAGCACAACCGGTTCGGCAGGTGTTGCAAGTGTATCGATAACCGTCAACAATGGATCGCTCAATATGATTGACGCAAGCGCTTCACTATCCTGGACAAGGAAAGCGCTAATCTTCTAAGTGGGCAGCGTAAATCGCAAGGCAGCACCACGAAATCTCTTTTGAGCGCTTGCTAATCGCTGCCGAACAACAGAAGCGGAGATATTGTATGCCTTTGCGATCTGCGCTTGTTGCTGTGGCGCTACTCCAATTCCATAGTAGTCTTTTAGAATCCGAGCCTCTGCCGGATTCAACATACCCAATATCTCATCTATGTTCTCGGCAATTAGTGATAGCCGATAGGTACTGTAAGTAAGCTGTTCATCAACATCTTCACAAGGGGTAGACAGGGTTTCAAGGATTGTTAGCTCATTAGTGCCGCTGACCAACTGATCAGTCGAGTAGGTAACGACAGGGGCGGCAAGTATCGACTCTACCTTGCTTTCCGTTATGTCTAGGTGAGTGGCTATGGATTGAACAGTTGGCTGTATCCCAAATTCTTTTAGTTCCCTTTTTGCATCTTTGATCCTCATGGCAATACCGAAACTGCCGCATGGTAGTGCAATGGTTCGAGACTTTGTATCTAGCCAGCGGTTTACCGCTTGACGGATCCACCAGAAAGCATAAGTGCTAAACTTATATCCTTTTGTTGGGTCAAACTTTTCGGCGGCACGGGCAAGGCCTATAGTAGCCTCTTGAAACATATCGTGTAAATCTTCCCCCGACACGTGTCTATGCTTTTCACAGACGTAACTGAATGCTAGCCTTAGATTAGACTCGATGAGTCTATCCTTGGCTCGCCTACCGCGGCGCTCTATCCTTGCTGTATCTGCTGTCTTTTCGTAGCTATCACCAAGCGCTAGCCATTGCTGCACTGCATGGGCTAGCTCTATTTCTTGCGCAGGGGTGAGAAGAGGAACCCTGCCAAAGCGGTCCTTCATCCATTTTGTTGTGTCTGTGTTGTTCATCTGCTCCACAAAATAAGAAGCATCACAAGATAAGGGAAAACAGAAAGTAAAAGGACTATGATGTAAAGTGCTGCCCATGCCCTGGCGCGGCGTGCCCGACGGATGCGGATGGCATCGTAATAGTGTTGGTTGTGGTGTTTAGTCATTGGCTTTCTCCTTCCAGGCTTTGCCTACTGAGGGGTCAAGCCAGATACTGTTGACCTCGTCACGAAGCATCGACGGGGTGGAGCCCCCCTCGATCCGCTGCCAGCCCCCCTCGATCCGCTGCCAGCCCCCCTCGATCCATCTCCCCCTGGCGCGGCGTGCGCGGCGCTTGCGACCGCTGGGGCTGGTATCGCGGTTCAGCAGCTGGCGGAGGATGGCCTTTTGATGCTCGCGATGCCACTGCGCCTCTCGGTTCGCGGCGGCTCGTTTCCATTCAGGATGGCGATAAATAAAGTACCGGATTTCCGCTTCCAGTTCTACGAAGGCGCGGCGAATACCGGCTCCAGTTGCAGCCAGTTGGGCGGGGGTTGGAATAATATCAGGCATCAGAACTCCTCCCGGCACGGGCAAGAGGATATAGGTTCCTTGCGGTTAATATAACCTCCGTTTGGTCGAGGGGGGCAACTGGAGCCATAGTAATAAGTGTAATTCATGCACTTAGGTAACGTAAAGTGTTTCCATCCTTCCCATGTGCAGCGTCCTTCGCCGGATGGATGAAGGTTGCCTGTTTTGGTGCGCTTCCATTTGGAGAACTTGCAGGACAGGCAGGCGTGTTCGGTGGGATCAGGCATCAGATTGTTCCTTGGCAATGCGGTTCCGGAAGGTGAGGCTGGCCTGTCTGGCGAGGATGGCGCGGGCGTTGTCCACAACAATCTGCAGCGAGTCGCATCCCATGGCCGGATGCCACCATGCCAGGTTGACCAGCTGGGCGCCGTCTGCGCTCCCGTCTCCAGGTTCATAGGCCGGGCGCAACAGCTTGCGCGTGAAGTCGCAGGGTATGCCATCCACCCACGGCCCCACCAGCGGTGGGGCGGCAGACTGCTGGGCCAAGGCGGCGCGGTCGATTGCAAGCGCCGCCCGAATGCCGCGGAGGTTGATCTCATCGGCGGTGCCGCCTTCGGCGTTGCAGGCCTCGTAGAAGGCTTGCAGTAGCCTGAGATCCTCGCCACGGTGCTCGGGGTCGATGTAGCCAGTTAGCAGGGGAGCCGTCGCAGGTGGTTGGGGCTTGGCCAGGGCGGCGCGGGCGCGGGTGATCAGATCGCGGTGCTCGTGAAACGGATTGGCGCCGTCGTACTCAGCCAGCGGCTGCAGCAGCTCAGCGCACAAGGCGCGGAAGTCGAAGTCAGTGCTCATGGTGTCTTCGTGATGATGGGTTCAATGCTGGCCACGGGCCTTCCACGCAGCCAGGCTTCAACATCGGCCAGCACGGCCGGCGATGCGTGGGGGGGCCTAGCTGATGGCGCTGGCTTGCGGCCTGGCGGCGGTGGGTTGCTGCCACGGCGGCGGGTGCTGAACTCCCGCCAATAGCCATCGCGGCAGAGCTCCATAAATACCCAGGTCAAACCGGAGCCAGCGACAAGGCCAAACAAAAGGCTTCCCATTACATCGGCCTCCTAAGATCAGATAGGGCGCGAGTCAGGTCCATGGATGCCCGGCGGGTGGCGGGGTGTCGTCTTTGATCGTTGGCTTCATCTTTTCTAGTTTTGCAATCTGCTTGCGTAAGCTTGCAATTTTTGCAGCCCTTCGCTTTTCAAAATCAGCAAGGGCATCTTCCCGGTTTAAGCAATAATCTGTTCTAGAGAGATAATACCCCAACCGGAAACCAGAGGCTTCCGCAAAGTTCCCTGTGGCGTCGATTTTTCCGGTTAGTTGAAAGATTCCGGTTGTCAGTGCATACCTTGTGCAATACACTGTTACTGGATTGGTCATGCCTCAACCTCCCTATCCCGCAGCCAGGCTTCGACGGTGGCCAGTACCGGAGGCGGGATCAGTCGGCAGCGGATCGGATGCCAACGAAACCGGTCCCATGCCTGGAGGCTGGGCAGCCACACCGCACACTGGTCCAACAACTTGCCCCGCGCCCCGTAGCGGGTGAACTGCACAAACCACTGTGCATGGGGCGTGCCAGCAGCGTGGGCTATGGCGGAGACCAATAGGCGGGCGTTACCGGCGGGGCCGTCGTAGATGGTGTGCTTAGCCATTGGACTAGGCCTCCAGTTCGGCGGCGATGGCGCGGAGCTGGGTTTCGGCAGCAGACATGCCAGCCCAGTAGCTGTTCCCATACAAGCCGAGATCCACCGGCGCCTTTAGCTGATCCGCAGCGGCGCGAAGAATGGCGGCGGCGAGGGCGTGGTTTTCTTCGTTGAAGTCTAAGTTGACTTCGTACATGGAATCCAGCACCGCCTGCGCGGCGGAGGAGAGGGAGGTGGTCATAGCGGTTTGGCCTGTTTTTTGATGATCTGGAAAATGCGCCTGCGGGCCTTGTCTGACTCGGCTTCGGTGAGGATGCAACGGACACGAAGGCGGGTCACCTCATCGGCATCGCGCTGTAGATAGCCACGCTGCAAGGGGTCCATGTCAAGTTTCAGTCCTTGCTCTCTGAGTTGTTCGCCAATCGGTGGGGAGAGGGCACCAAGGGAAACGCTGACATTTGGCTGGCTCATGGCTCCCCCTCCAGCTTCAGTTGCTTTTTGTACGGACAGGACTGTTTAAACCCAAAAAACGAATGTTCGGTCATGGCCCAGTGGCATGAATTGTGGCAGATGATGCACTCGCGCATCTCGTCATTGATGCAACCGCGAACGCGGCTGATCGTTGGGCCACCATTAAGAGCGCAATCGGCGAGGATGGGGCTCATCGGTTGGCCTCCAGTTCGTCGGCGATAGCGGCGAGGTGGTCGGCTGCCTTGCTCAGCGCGTCGAATGCCGCAGCCTGCTCAGCGGTCCACGCACGGCCACCATGGGGACGCATCTGTGCCACCAGACCCGCAGCAGCGCGGAGAGTGGTGGCGGCGATTGTGGCCTTGAAGGCATCCAGTATCGCCTCAGCGTTTGGAGCAATACTGTCGGGCCAAGGAGATGGAAGGTGATGGCATTGGGGGGTGCTCATCAGCCCGCCTCCTGCCGACGCGGATCATCATGAGCGGCCGCGGCCTGGCTCACAGCCGCTTGGGCGTAGACGGCCACGTCACGGGTGATCTGCAGCACCTGGCGGTGCAGCTCCCGCATGTTGGCCGTGGTGATGCCTGCGGGATCCTCGTGGGCCAGCAGCTGGAGCCGCGCTCGCTCCTCAGGTGAGCAGGCCATGCCGGCGGCCAGCAAACCCACGCGCAGGATGGTGGAGCGCAGCACCTGCAGCTCGGCGCGCATGGCCTTACTCCAGTCAGCAGGGTCAGGCGATGACCACAGAGGGAGGGTGCTGTTGGGGTCCATGGGAGGCGATGACCCTAGGAGAGGGACGGTCATGGAAATGAATCGAAGGGACCCGGAAGCCGAGGCCTCCGATGTGGGTATTATGTATCAGCCTGCCGTCTGCTGACTACCATCCGTAACTTTCTGTAACATTGCAACCACGTTGCTGGCGGCTACACTGGCCGCAACAGCGGGCTTTTTGTGGCGGAGGAACATGGGGTCTCACACGGAGACATTCTCTATAAGCTCGGTGGTGTCGAAGGAAAAATTGATACCCTTGCAAAGCTTGTAGCTGACAGGCAGGTTGATCTATCCGAAGCGTTTCGACGGCTTGGCGAGATAGAAAAGAGGCCAGATCCCGCACCAATCGCCAAAGAGTTGCAGGATGTAAAGGTTCTAGTAGCACAAGGCGCTGTTTTGCTTGGCGTGCTTGCTCTGCTTACACCACTGCTTTGGCAGTCAATAAACCCACGTTTGCATTTTGGCGAACCACCAGCTGAAGCCAGCGGCTACAAGAAGCACTAAGATGTCCACCCTTGCACGCCTATCACGGAAGATCTAATGGCTTACACCTCAGTCCGCGCCGCTGCCGAGTGGCTTGTTCGCCAAGACCAAATCACCCCCCATCAACTGGCAGCACTCACAGCCCTGGATCAGGGGATGAGCGAGGCGCAGCGCAAAGCGTTCTCTGAAATGTGGCGGGACAATGGCAGCCCCGCGCAGCCGGCCGCACCGGTACGGCGGAATCCTCTGCCGGGGCCCTACTACTCCCAGCGAGACTCCAACACCAAGCACGCGCTGAGGATGTGCTTCAGCAGCTCCTGCGCCATGCTGCTAGAGGCCCTCAAGCCTGGCACCCTGAAAGGCCCCAACGGCGACGACGCCTACCTGGGCCGCGTGCTCCGCTACGGCGACACCATCGACGCGGCAGCGCAGCTCAAGGCGCTGGCATATTTTGGGGTGCAGGCTCGATTCGATCAAACCTGCACGCTTGATGACGTCAGGGCTCAGATCGATCGGGGCAGGCGCGTGCCACTTGGCTGTGTCCATAAGGGGAATCTAAACAACCTCTACGGCGACGGCCATTGGATCTGCGCCATCGGCTATGACGACACCGCCTTAATCGTCAATGACCCATTCGGAGAAATGGATCTCGTCAATGGCGGATACGTCAACAGCTACGGGGCGGATCTACGCTATAGCTACAAGAACTTCTCTCGCCGCTGGGAAGTGGTACCAAGTGGAAACAGCTACCGCTACGCACCCGGCAACGGCTGGGCTATCTTGGCCAGCGGCTGATAGAATCCCATCAACCACAGGAGCACATCATGGTCAACCTTTCCCCCACTCACTTGGAACTCATTGGGTTCGGCCTGTTCGTTGCCTCTGAGCTGGTAGGCATGAGTTCTCTGCGGAGCAACAGCCTCGCTCAGTTGGGGCTGCGTGCTCTGCGTCAGGTGTTCCCCTACCGCGGTGGTCGGTTTTGATGGGGTGGTAAGTCAGGCAGGCTGTGGAGCATTCCACCACGCATCGCGCTCTGCCCACCAGCGGCGGACGTGGCGCTGTACGCGGCTGCAGCTGTCTTGACCTGGCCCGGCTTCCAGCGGGGTATCGGCGAAATCCGTGCGGAATCGATGCTGCGGCCCCATCGGGACCGGAAAGATCGGCGGGGTGCCCATTGGCGGGCAGTTCTCAATCCACCATCGCCGCTTTTCAGCGGCGAACGAAGCGGCGGCCGAGGGGCAATGGAACAGATAGTCGGCGTTCTGGGTCTCGACGACGAACAGAGTCATGGCTGGGGATGGTTGGTGGTGGGGTGCGGTGGGGTGGTGTGCGGGGATTGCCGACGATCTGGCAGGCTCCCCGCGGGCCAGGGGTCAAGGCCCCGGAGGAGGCGGTTGCCTCCCGATGCACATATCATGCACCCGCCTCCCGCTCATTGGCCGCGGCTCGCAACACTCTGTAACAATTCAGTGGTTGGCTTGCTGGCCGCGGCATTCCTCTGGCCCCACCCGCCAGATCAGGTAGCCGGGGGTGCCGCGTCTTCCTGAATCGAAGTCAACCAGGCCAAAATGCCTGAGTTCATTCATGAGAAACCTAATCCCGCCTTGCGTGTTGCTTTGGAAAATAGGAATTAGCTCCTTAGCGGTAACTCGGCGTTTGGGAGTTGGGTTCAGTTGAGCCAGAGCTAGGCAGTTAATGATCGCCCGGTTGGGGATCCGATGGCGGTTGGCCAGCAGGTAGGAGACAAGGGCGGCTTCAGCCATTGTGCTCCTCCAGTGGCTTGACGCTGCGCTGAATGCGCTTGAAAATTCGCGACCGTGCGTTAGTCGCTTCTTTTCTTGTAATCACTTCCCTAAAAAGAAGTCGTGACACTTCATCGAGATCACGCTGCAAAAGCGCGCAACGTAACGGCGTCATATTCAGTCGTAAGCCTTGATCACGTAGCTGGTCCTCCAGTCGCTGCGCAAGGGCGCCAAATGACAGAGTGAATTGCTGTTCAGGGCGTTCAATGTTGGTCACGGGAGGCATGGGAGTGCATGGGTGGGACCGGGAATTTTCCCGACCCACACACTTTGACGCCATGGCGACGAGTTGTTGGCTATTGCCCTTCACCTAGTTGCAATTCGTCATATAGCGACCACCGCTCGGCCAGGAGCTGCCTGGCTCGGGTCATGCTCACCGTCCGCACCACCAGGTCGCCGTCCACCACCTCCCAGCAGCAGCAGCCGCGCTCGTCCTGTCCGACCCGGATATGGGGCGCCAGGGGTGCGGCAGGGTCGGGTTGAAGGAGCTCCATTTCACACTCGGGCCAAGGTCACCCGCTCCGGCTGCCCTTGATACTTGCCGGCGCGGTCTTGGTAGGTGGTCTCGCAGGGTTCCCCCTCGAAGAACAAAGCCTGGACGATGCCCTCCCCTGCATAGATGCGGCAGTCGGCGCCGCTGGAGTTGCTGAGCTCCAGGGTGAGGTGCCCCTTCCAGCCGGCCTCTCCCGGTGTCAGGTTGGCGATCACCCCCATGCGGGCATAGGTGGACTTGCCGATGAACAGGCAGGTGATGTTCTGGGGGATCGCGATGTGATCCAGCGCGACCCCCAGTCCGTAGGAGTGGGCCGGAAGGATGAAATAGCGGCCATCGCTATCCTCATGCAGGGGCGCTGGCTCCAGGTTGGCGGGATTGAACCGCTTCGGGTTCATCACCGTGCCCGGTACATGGCGGAAGATCAGGAACTCCTTAGGGCTTAGGCGTAGGTCGTAGCCGTAGGAGGAACAGCCGTAGGAGAGGGCAGGGACTTTGAGGGGAAGCGGGAAACCTGGCGGGCCGGGGTCAAGCACAACCTCCCGCACCAGCCCCGCCTGAAAGGGCTCGATCATGCCGGCGGCGGCTTGCTCGCGGATCCATCGGTCGTTTTTCAGCATGGGGATTCTCCTGTGGTGGGATGGAAGGTCAGCAGGTCACGTACAGCAGAGGCTCGTATAGCGCAGTGTTCCCCAGCTTGGTGGTCAGGTGGGTTCCACCGCAATGCGGGCAGCGATACACGCCAAAGCGTTTGCTGTGTTTGGCGGCCAGGCGATTGGCAGCCTGCTGGTACCGCCTGCCTAGGTTGGCTTTGCCAGTGCAACCGCGTTCGACGGAAGGTTGGCGGGTGGTGGTTGTGCTCATGGCTGTACCTCCCGGTCGATCGGCATCAGATAGTGGGATAGATCCCCTCACGGTGGTGTGGGGGGATTGAGGGCTAGGCCGAGTTGGGCGCCGTTCATGCGGTAAAGAGGGGGAGACTGTGTTGAGTGATTGCCGGACATTATCCTAAAAGCGGCAGATCGGGCTGGATCATCGTCAGGGAGCGAAGCGCAACACGGTGCCAGTGGGGGCAGTGTTCAATACCGATAAACTCACGCCCCAGGGCAAGGCAGGCTTGGCCGGTTGATCCAGAGCCGGCAAATGAGTCAAGCACCACGGCGCCCGGATTGGTGCTGCTATTGATGATGTGCCGGAGCAGGGGCTGAGGTTTCTCGCATGAATGCTTTCCCGGCCTTGGCTTGACTGTGCTAAAAGTCCAAACGTCAGTAAACGGATCAAATCGGGTGACATTGAATGGGCGCCGGAGATCCTCGTACTCGCGCCGGAGATCCTCGTACTCGCGCCGGAGGTACTTGTGTCCTAGGCCATTGTTGAACAGGTGCCGCAGCTTGGCGTAGGCGTCCTCAGTGGGCAGCGCCCATTGGCTAGCCCCGAAATAATGGCCAGCCATGCCCGATGTGCCCAAGCACTCGTCAACCTGTCGATTCGCGATGCCTGCCTTATCTCGCTCCTGAAGCAGGTACTGGCGCAGCGGCTCAAACACCCCAGCGCGAAGTTCTGCGCATTGATCGGCCCAGCCAGAGCCATGCAGCGCTGACCCATCCGCCCCAAGCTGCTCGGCAAAGATCACGGCTTCCCATGGCGAGAGGTAAGACCTCAGCGCTTCTTTCTCGGCCTTTTCGTGCCACCCATGGGCTTTGGTCCATCGGATGCTGTTCAACACCTGAAACCGCCGCCCAAGCATCACCTCAACCCGTGCCGCCATCTGCGGGGAAGCAAAGCAATAAAGCGACCCGTTAGGCTTAAGAACCCGTTGCCATTGCTCGGCGACCTGATCCAGCCAAGCCAAGAACGCTTCTGGGTTGTCCCATTGGCGATCCCAGTCTTCATCTTTGACGCGGTAATACGGCGGATCCGTCACCACCGCGTCCACGCTGCAATCCGGCATGGTGCGCATCACCTCCAGGCAGTCGCCAAGGTGCAGGGTGTGGCTCATTCCCATGGCTTCTCCGTGCTGGGCCCGCCGTTGCCCTGGCCGCGCTGGACTAGCCCTTCGGTGAAATGCGTGCGCATGGCCTCCCATTGAGCCAGCGTGATCTCACCGCCATTGCATGGCGGCCCGGCCGGCTGTGCCGGCTTGCGGCCGGGCGGTGGTGGGTTGCTGCCGCGGCGGGCCATCTCGGCGGCAATGGCGCGATCTAGCTGGCGGTTGATAGCTGCCATGACATCGGGCGGCGGCAACGGGAAGGCCTCGTCCAACCAGTCACCCTGTGGCGGCAGGGATTGGCGGTGGCGGGGTTTGTACCGGCTGAATCGGTGATGCCACAGCCAGCCGCAGAGGGTTAGGGCAACCGTGGCGCCCATGGCAAACCATGCGAGGCGGTCGAGGATCATGGCCGCACCTCCTTGCGCCCGCACAGATGCCACATCCCGAGCATGATCCGCCAGCCCCATAGCTCGCGCACAACGCCCAGACCAAACCATCCAATGTCAACACCGACGAACCACCATGCTCCGGCGGTTGCCAGCATTTGGCAATCACGCCATCGGCGGCGATGCCACTGCCACTCGTGGGTCATTCCAACCCCTCCAGCGCATCCGCCACCGCCACCGCGTCACACCCTGGCGGCATGGCTCGCACAGCCGCGGCGAGGCATGGCTCGATCGGATCTTCGAGGGGGCCTGTGCGCTCGTAGCGGTCTCTGTAGGCGTCGGCCATGGCCTCGGCGATCTGAGCGGGGGTCATGGCTGGGGCTCCTGTGGTGGTGGGCAGCGGCTGTAACTCATAATTGCATGTATAATCGCATTCATTGTTAGGCCAGTATTGCCCATCCTCGTCATATCCGTCATCATCTAGCTTGCCTACTCGGTGTTTCTGGTCTACTTCTACAATATGCCCATCCACCGTGCCGGCGAAAATTTCTACTACTTCTTCGTTCCATTCTCTGTCGTCAAGGTATTCCGAAATCAATTCCTTACCCGCTTCATTCCTTTCCTCCGCAGTTTTCCAAAATGTTAACCCGTTGCTAGGGCAATACAGTAAAAACCTGTACTCTGGGCTGGGGCTGTACTTGAAATCCTTTGTCATAGCTGTGGCTCCTGTGTGGTGGTGGGCAGCGGAATGGCCCAGTGGGGGAGCAAAGATCCGCCGTAGACCATTGCCGGCTCGACCATGCTCCAATACGCCGGGCCTTCTGGTGGGCACCACCAACACAATCCCTCTGCATCACACCAGCCAGGTCGCTCCCAAGGGCGCTTACTCACCGCCACCGGCGCGACGGCAGAATGATCCCGCCACAGATTCAACGCCGAGCCCTGGATGTCCCGTAGACCATCCAGGGCTCGGCGCTCATACCATGCCACGTCATTCCCGCGTTCGCGGTCTGCGTCTGCATTCTCAATGTCGCGAATGTCCGCCAGCGCAGCCTCTGCCAGTTCCAATGCCCGGATCAACTCCGGCGGTACGATCAGCGCCACGTTAGGGCGGCTGTAGCGGGCGGAAACGGCGTTAAGCAGGTGATCTGCCAGCGCAATGTTTCCGACTACTGGCCCGCCAAACGAACGGGCATCGCACAGGATCCGCTCAAAATGTTTCCTGAGTTCAATCAGCTCCTCACCCGTCTCGGGCTCGGGCTGGGTCACCGGCGCCACGGCAGGGCGGCCGTAGCGGGCGCGATCGGCGGCGATGGCGGCGCGGCACACACGCACGACAACATCGCCACACGTGGTGTCATCTTTAGCTTCTGCATGAATATTCCACGCAAGCCGCTTCAACTCTTTATCCGTCAGCTCCTCCACCTCGGGCTGGGCCACCGCAGGGCTGCCCCACAAAGCCAAGGCGCTGCGCATCGCTGGCACCGGATCGCCACTGTGCTCGGCAGCTAGGTCGTATAGATCCGCATCCGTTGGCGTTTGCACTTTTGGGGTGGTGGTGGCGCGGGATAAGATGTAGTCGGGCAGTTTCAACGCCTGGCGGATGCGCGGCAGATCCTGCGCAGCTCGGGCCTCGGCCCATGCCAGGTCATCGCCTTCCTCGCGGTCGGCGTCGCCGATGTCCGCCAGCGCAGCCTCTGCCAGCTCCAATGCCCGGATCAGCTCCGGTGGCACGATCGGCGCCGTAGGGCATGAGCAAGCGCCAGGGGTGGGGCAGCCGCGGGGCTCTAGGGGTGGTGGTGCGTCGCCCCGCTGCGCACGATCAGCCTCAACCGCTCGGGGCAGATTAGGCGTAGTTTCTTCAGGCTGTTCTAGCATTTCACGAATCAAACAGGTGTTAGCTGATTCGTGTGTAACTTCGTCCAAAAGATAACTGCAGAGTTCTCTCCAATTAGTTGCCATGATTCAAAGTGGGGGAAGGGTTGAACAAAAGAACGTTCTTATGATACGTTCGGCAGAGCCTTGGTGGCTGCAACAAGCTCAGGCCGTAACATCCTGTAATGCTTGCCGTTGGCGTATTGCTGATACTTGATTGCATCTGCCATCCGCTGGCGCGTTACGTGAGCAAAACGAGCTGCTTCTTTGATTGACCTGAACTTCTTCCCTGTTTCAACGCAGAAAACAGGTAGGCTTATCCGACGCAAAGGAAGATTTTTTTCTGCCAACCATTTGGCGATGCCTTCTTGGTCCAGCAGCTGTATGAGTTGAGGCTCGCTCAACCCACCAAATAAAGCAGGATACTGCCTTGCAAAACCGCGAAGGTCGCATCGCTTTATCCACCGTTTCTTTTTGATAATCCTTGCTTTTAGTCCTTTATCATCTACCCATCGAACGATCGTTTGAATTGATACATCAAGGGCTTTTGCTATGTCACCCGTAGACAACCATTCTCCTGTGGAAGTTCTGTGAACACCTATGATCTTTGCTCTTACTTCTAATGCTACACGGGTGCGTTTTGGGAAACCCCGCGAAGAAGCTTGCGCCATGTAGACTTTGGTTGCAATAGAGAATGGCATCTCGCCGGCCAGGCTGGCCAGCAACTCTTCCTCAGCTTTTGTCCAGTTTGGTGGTTTCATTTGCGAGGCACAATGTAGGCTGTGGAATTTAGCAGGTTTGCAGTCTTGAACGTATTGCGAGGATCAGATCCGCCTTGCGGGCTGATCTCACATTCCGCCCGCCGGTCTCGCGGATGCCAGCGCTGCGAGCAATCTGGCGTAGTCCGATCACTGAGACTCCTTCAAGAGGCGTGCGGGATGCTCGGCCAACAAGCTGGATGTAGCAGGGGCGGTCAATAGCCGGTTGAAGCAGCGCCACGGGTCGGCGGCGTGCGGATGCTGCCCAGTGGGCCCTGCCGCGGCCGGCAAGGCGGTCGTTCAGCCAGTGAAGCCAATCGCCAAGGGCAAGGCCAGCGACGTAGGTAAAGGCCACCAGAGGGACGATGGCGCGGGCAAGGCGGTGGAGATGGGCGCCGATGGTGGCGTTGTGGAGGGTGGTGGTCATGAGGCTTGCGCGGCGGTGCTGAAAGTTCCGTTTTCGTAGCCGATGATGATGTAGGTGCGACGGCCGCGGGGACGCTTACAGGTGTAGCTGACGCGATCACAGCCTTTGAAAGTGTAGGCGCTGGCCTTCAGAACGTCGTACAGGATGCCGTCTTTGCAGGTGACTTGGTGAAGTGTGGTGGGGGGCGTCATGGCTGGCTTGTGGGTAGTGGGGCTCCTGCGCCCCGACCACCAAATTATCTACCACCTGCCACCCCTGCGCCGTGGGTCGCAACACTCTGTAACACTTCGCCATTCGCTGGCGCCTCCTCCGCGGTTCTCACCATCCGGCCATCTCGGTCCCAGCACAGGCCATGGCCAGGGCATTGCCTGACACCTTTGCCCATGTCCCTGCCGGCAGATAATGGAATCTGACGATGGGGGCATACCCCACAAGCTGGAAATGCATTGGCGTAGGTGTCTTCTAACGTAATCAACCAATTCTTTCCGTTGCGCCAGTCAGTTAAATCATTGAATTTCCATTCCAACGATTCAGCTCGGCGGGCTTGCATTCTGCGCACTTTCAGTGGAGCATGTGCTGAGGACAGCAAAACTTCGCTGTCATAGTTACAAACCCTTGGGCAGGTTAAAGACAAAGGGCGCCCTAGTGCACTTAGGTTTTCTTCCTCTTGATCTATCGGATTATTGCATTTTTTTACCGTAAGAAACCTTGTATCAACGTGCACATGCCATGCCTTGAATCCTATAGCGTCTCTGTCTTCGTGGACAGTCCCAACAAGTGGGACCCATCGTGGGTGGCAACTGTCTGCGGTGTAGTTTGCGCATGGCACCATGTAGCACTTGCCGGCTACTACATCAGTTGGCGACGGATTAGCAGCTAAGAAATCTACATACCTTTGTAGTTCAATGGGCATTTTGTAGGTGTTCATTTTCGGCATTCGGCGAACGTGGTGGGGCTGCAAGATGGCATGATTAACCTGTGAGCATTCATCAAAAAGCCGGTGAATACAAAAGCCGCAACAAGACCGGCGAGGTGCTCGATGCGAAACACTGGTGGTGGCTGCCGGCGGCGTAGGTTGCGGCGGCGCAGAGCGGTGATGGTCATGGCTGATGGTAGGAAAAGGCGGGGGATGGTGCCCCCGCTGATGGGATTATCTGGTACGCCCCGGCGGGAGACCAGGGGTCTTAACAATCGATCACACGAACGGGGTGGAGGGGGGCGGAGCCTGTTGGGCAGCCGGGTGGACCGGGGCAGGACGCGGCGGGGCCTGCTGATGTGCTGCCGGGGCCGGGGCCGGGGCCGCCGGGACCACAGCCTGAGCAGCTGCCGCAGGGGCTTCCCCCTCACTTCCCTGCTGGGACGCATACAGCTTCTCCACCTGGGCGCGCTTGATCGTGAGGGCTTCCTTCACCTCACCTGTTTCTCGGTGAGTCCACTGCTGTAGCGACAACTCTCCGGAGACGTAAACCATCTCGCCCTTTTTGAGATTGTCGGCAATCCATTGAGCCGAGCCGCCCCACACTTCAACAGTGAACCAGAGTGGCGGTAGATCCTGCCCACGAATCTTTGCTTGACGAGCGCAGATGGTGAACTTCGTTACCTGTTGCCCTGATTCCAGGTATTTCATCTCTGGATCGCGGCCGAGTCGTCCTGTGGTGGTGATGTTGCAAGCCATGATTGGTTGAGCTTTTCGTAAGCGTGGATCCCCTCAATGGGGTATAAAACCTTGTTGCTGATCTTGATGTGTGGTGGGCCCTTGCCTCCAGACGCTCGCCAGTTAGCAAGCGTCTGGAGGCTCATCTTCCACCTCAGGGCCACTTTCTTGGATATAAGAAAAGGGGCCGGATCACTCATGCGTCACCTCCAAACGGACACTCAGGCGGGCTAAATTCGCCCTCCTCGTCCTTTTGAGTCTGCGCTGCCAGCGTTGGTTGAACAGCGCTTTCGTTGCCATCCTGCGGTGCGGACTCGGCAACGGTCCAGGCTCGCCGGGTGCGGGGAGCACGGGTCGGCGCAGAGGCAGGCTCGGCCTCCTGGACCACAGCCGGGGCCGGGGCCGGCTCCACTACCTCAGCATCTACCGCAACCGCTTCAGGCGCCGCGGCGATCTGCCGGTTCAGGTCCTCCACAGTCACAGGGGTTGCCAGCTGCGGCTGGGGCGCGGTCTCCTCCATCACGCTCACCTGAGCCACCTGCTGGCCCTGTTCGCCCTCGTCCTCGAACACCTGCTGCAGGTCGTTGGAGCTGGGCAGGCGCTTCGACAGTCGCTTGATGACGGTCTTCTTCGCCATCTCGCCAGGCTCCGAAGCCCAGCAGGCCTTGCCGATGCCAGTAGCTATCTTCGCGATCTTTTCGATCTGCTTCCAGCTCATTACCTCGCGCTGGATGTCGCCGTCCTTGAACTTCGCGATGGCGTAGGCTGCCACGATCTTCCCGCCCTGGGCCGTCAGGTTGGGCCGGTGCATGATGTGCTCGTCATCGCCCAGCTCGTACTCGAACTCATCGCTCTCGTAGACCACGTGGGCACGAACGCTGCTGATTTCGCCGCTCTGGCGGATCTTCTTCATGATCCCGCCGACCATTGGCAGGTATGCGACGGTTTGGATGCCGGTTTCGCGGTTGCGGTAGACGCTCAGGCCAGCCTCGCGGCCATCGAGCAGCAGGCCATCTTGGGCCGCCTTCATGCAGGCAAGAAAAAGGGTCTTGCGATCTGCGGCCAGCAATTTCGGCTCCATCTGAACCGCGGTGACGATCGTCCGGATGAACCGGTCGGCGTTGATGCTCGTGGGCAGGGCGGCCTGGAAAGAGGCGGTCATCTGCACGAGCTCAGACTTGAGCTGGCTGGCTTGCAGTTGTGGTGAAAGGTTGCTCATCGAGAGAATCGTTGATCGTTGATGGTTGATGGTGGTGCTCAGTCCTTGACCCAGCCGGGGAGATCGAGGGGTTCTTGAATTGCATCGCCGTAGCCTGGCCATTGGCCTGTCTTCCAGCACTCCGCCAGGCTCTCCATGGCAGACGAGTTCCGCCGGCGGCCGGCCTCCAGCATGGCCTCAGACGCGGGGTAGACCGCCACCGCGTAGGGGCGAGAGTTCTCGACCACCAGGCTGAGGAACAGTTCCCCGCCCTGGGCGTCGAGGTTCCAGGCGGCCTGGACGTGGTAGTCGAAGTTGGCGATGCTCTTGGCGAACGCCTCCCTGCTGGCGTCCTGGGCCGTCTTCACGTCCACGACGATCCGGCCATCGAGGCTGTGCCAGTCGGGTCGGGTCTTGCACTCGACGCCGGTGGCAGGGTCTGAGTAGGTGTAGCTGGCCTCACGGCGGCCGGGCATGTCGAGGAGGAAGCGGGCAGCGGGGTGGGCTCGCACAGCAGCGGCCATGCGGCGCACATCGTCTGCATCGTCGGTGCTAAGCACAATGCGGCCGGCGGCAGAAGCATCAAACTCTTGCCACCATTGAATACTAGATTGAGTGTCTTTTGATGGTGTCTTGGCCTGTAGTTGTGCTTTTGTTGGTCGCTTTGGTGCATTGGCGGGCACCACAACTACAGTGGTATCCCACAGTTGAGGCTCCAGGATTGCCGTGTGAGTGGCGGTCCCTTTGAGCATTTCAGGAGTAGGCTTTTTGATAATCCTATCATCGGCCAAGATTGCATCCTTAAAGTGAAGCGGTGATCTTTTTAGTAGTTTGATGCCACTTGGGCTTACGGCTTGGAGGGCGTGGTAGTCCTCGTTGCTAAGGCCGGGGTGATGGATCAGATGGGGGCGGGTCATTCAGCTTCTCCAGGGTGCTTATTTATTATGGAAGTGATAAACTCCGGCATGCCGGATCTTGGGGCAAGATCCTTGTTGTTGTTGAAAAAAGTGGTGGCCCAAGTGATGGCTGCAACTTGCGCCCGGATTAGCTCGGTTTTAGCCCGAAGATGATCTATCTGGGCTTGTTCAAATAGGTCTTGATTCGTCGGCTCGGCTTCTATGGTAATGGGAGTGCCAGTATAAAAGGTGCTGGTCGGAGGTAGTTCCGAAGTGCTGCATGGTTCAGGGGGGTTTGGCTCGGGCTGATCAGCAGGAGCAATGAACCTACACGGATACCATGGCTGGCCTGGCACAATCAATGTGTAGTGATAAAAATAATATCCAGTAGAGTCGTTCGGATCTCCAGGGGGAATTTTGACATCTTTTGCTTCATCTGCATCTTCTTCTGTCGGCAGGCGGTCAGTGATCCAGTCGGTCATGCCCTGAGATTGCGGGGTACGCTGCAAACCTTAAGCACTGCTAGGCACCACCAGCCACCGCACCGGAGCATGTTGTTGCATATTGTCACAATGGCCCGGTCTCCCGCGGGGGGGGTGGCATCCTCTTGATAGCCTCCAGCACTACTAAGGCATCCCGTGCCAGCACTTCGCGACTACCAGCAGGAGATGGTCCACGGCGTCCGCGCCTCCATCCAGGCCGGCCATCGCCGCATCCTCGTCATCTCACCCACGGGCTCTGGCAAGGGCACCGTCATCGCCAACCGGGCCCGGGCCATCGCTGCCCAGCGCCGCCGCTGCTGGGTCATCGCCCATCGGGAGGAGATCGTCGGAGACCTCTCCGAACGGATCCACGCCGAGGGCGTGCCGCACGGGATGATCGCCGCCGGCTACCACGAACAGCCCCGTCAGCTCGTGCAGGTGTGCTCCGTTGACACCCTTGTCCGGCGCTTGGACCGCCTGAAACCTCCCGACGTGATCATCCAGGACGAGGCCCATCACATGGTGGTCGGCAACAAGTGGGGCCGGGTCGTCGACAGTTGCCCGCTGGCCTTCGTGGTGGGCTTCACGGCCACCGGTGAGCGCTTCGACGGAAAAGGGTTGGGCGCTGGCCATGGCGGCTACTTCACAGACATGGTGCTCGGCCCCAGCACAGCCTGGCTCACCGACCACGGCTTCCTCTGCCCCGCGCTTGCGATCGTCCCGCCGGCCGTTGATCTCTCCCCCATACCCCCCGGCAGGCTCGACACCCGCGCCGGCCTGGATGCACAGGGGGAGATCCTCCGCCAAGGCGAGCACCTCGGCGACGTCGTGGGCCACTACATGCGGGCGATTGCCCCACGGCACATGGGCACCGCACTCAGCTACGCCTGCAGCGTCCCCCATGCCGAGACACAGGCTCGGGCATTCCGCGAAGCCGGCATCGCTGCCATTGCCATCCACAGTAACACCGACAAGGCCATGCGCCGCCAGGCCTTTCGCGATCTAGCCGCCGGCTCCCTCAAGATCCTGGTCAACTGCGAGATCGCGACTGAGGGCACTGATGTGCCCAGTGTGACCGGCGTCATCGTTGATCGCCGCACCAAGTCCCTCGCGCTTCATCTCCAGATGCTTGGCCGCGGCCTGCGCACCGCCCCCGGCAAAGACCTCGCCATCTTCGTCGACCACGTCGCAAACATCGGCGACGGCCAGGGCCGCACCAATATGGGGATGCCAACCGATCCCCGTAACTGGTCGCTCGAAGGCCGCGCTACCCGTGAGGCCGCAGATCCGCCAGCAGAGCCCCACCGGAACTGTCCAGCCTGTTTCGCTCGCACACCAGCAGCCGCCTCCTCCTGCAGCAATTGCGGGTATGAGTTCCCCGTTCGACCACCAGCTCAACTCGACACCGATCGGGTCGAGGGGGAGCTGGTTGAGTTTGATCCGGTCAAGGCCGCGGCGGTGGCGGCCATTGAACAGGCCCGCAGGCAGCGCATCAGGGAGGAGCGTGACTGCCGTTCACTGGAGGATTTCCAGGCGCTCGGTCGTGCCAGGGGCTATAAACCAGGCTGGGCACGACACCGGTGGAGCATCCGTGAGCAGCACAGACAAACCACCCGCTCGGCGGACCCGTGGGAAGGCCAGGCCCTCGCGTGAGACATCCACGGTTCTCGGGCCCATCATCGATACCCTCTGCCGCGGCCCAGTGCGGCTATGGCGCAACAACGTCGGTGGCCTCTACGATCAGCGCGGCCGGTATGTCGCCTATGGCCTCGGCTCTCATGGAGGCTCGGTGCTCAGCGGCACCAGTGATGCCATCGGCCTCCACTCCGTCACCATCACACCCGACATGGTGGGCCGTCGGATCGCGGTGTTCGTTGCCATCGAGGCAAAGGACAAGGGGGAGCCTTCGGCAGAGCAGCGCACCTTCCTCACCGTCGTCCATCAGGCCGGCGGCATCGCTGGCGTCGCCCACTCCGTCGAAGAAGCCCAGCAGATCCTCGACCGCGGGCCATGGGCGCCACCGCTCGGCTTGTAACAGCCTGTTACGACAAGGTCAGGCAGGCCGCCTGGCCTCCTTACCCTTTGATGGCCCACCTCCTTGCCTCATGCCCGCACCTACGCCCCATGACGCCCTCCGCCGACTGCGGCGTCTCTACCGCGATGCTCATCACCTGACGTCTCAGCTCGTCGACGATAAAGATGTGCTCAAATGGGCCACGACTGGCCCCCTTTCCGCCTGGGCTACCAACAAGATCCGCTCCGGCGGCTGGTCATTCCTTCTTGTTGAAGGGACCGTTCGCTCAGTTCGGCAGCTGCAGCGGCGGGCCATCCGGGCCATCCCCCAAGCCTCTGTGGCGCCTGAATTGCCAACCGTCGAGACCGTCGAGACCGCTGACCCATTCGACTCAATTTTCCCCACCGCCGAGCAACAGGCTCCGCTGTGAATATCTACTACGTGATGATTGAGCAGCCGCAGGGGCAGATCCATCGGATTGATGTGCCTGCCACCTCCTGCGGTGTTGCTCGTGCCATGGTCCGGGGTTGGTTCCCTCAAGCCGTGCGGATCCTCGTGTCCATACCACTTCACGCATTGCCGCCGCCAACACCAGCCGCCTGACACATGCCGCGGAACATCATCGAGGCCGCGCAGGGCCACTGGCCACAGATCCTTTCGACTATCGCAGGACTCTCCTCTCAGCAGCTGAACGGTGAGCACCAGCCCTGCCCCGTCTGTGGTGGCTCTGATCGCTACCGATTCGACGACAAGAATGGCCGCGGCACATGGATCTGCTCCGGCGGTTCGGATCGCACTGGATGCTGCCGCGCTGGCACCGGCATGGATCTGCTGCTGCGAGTCACAGGGTGGGACTTCGCCACCGCTGCCCGCCGGATTGAAGCGCACCTCAACTTGCCCCCTGATGTCACTCCCAACCGCTCCCGGCCGCATCGAATCCCTGAGATCCCGCCACCAGACGCGCCGCCACCAGTGCTCGGCAGAGCAACTGCCCAATGGTGCTACCGCTCCCTCACTGGACAACAGCTTTTCTGGATTCAACGGTTCGACATACCGCCGCGGGCTGGCAAGCCAGGCCGCAAGATTTTCATTCATCGCGTTTGGCTTGACGGGCGCTGGCACTTCCCACGATCCCGTGGCGAGAAGGCCGACCCGTTCTCCTGCGAATGGCCCACCCCAAGGCCCCTCTACCGCCTCCCTGACCTGGCCAACCGGCCCGACGCTCCCGTTTTAGTAGTCGAGGGTGAGAAGGCCGCTGATGCCGCGGCAGCCCTGTTCCCAGCTGTTGTCGTTGTCTCGTGGTCCAACGGCTCCAAGGCCGTCGACCTCGTCGACTGGTCACCGCTCACGGGGCGGTGCATCACCCTATGGCCCGATGCTGACGTCGATGGTGCGCTCGCCATGAGCCGTCTCGCTCGGCGCCTTCTCCAGCAGCCGGGCACCACCATCCGACGCATCGAGCCTCCTGATGACGCCCCTAGCGGCTGGGACGTGGCTGATGCAGACTGGTCTCTAGAGCAAGCCGCCATCTTCGTTCGCGATCGCATCCGCGACATCCATCTCGAACAGCTCGCCGACGAAGATCCTGGCCCACTCTTTCAACATGCCGGGGCAGCCCACCAGCACACTCCAACGGGCACACGGTCACAGGCCAACAATCCGGAATTCCCGGATAGTTCAACTCCACGTCAGCAGGATCAGCAGGAGGGGTTTACACCTTCATTCAGCAAGCCGATCAAGCTTGAAGCCGGCGAACTCTTGGCCATGCTCCGCACTCAGGCCGCCGGTGGCCGCCTCCGCTACAACACGTTCTCACAGCAGATCGAGCTTGATGGCGCCGTCATTGATGGCGCTGAGCGCTTCTACCTCACCCTCGCTGGACAAGGCTTTAAGGTTGGCAAGGAACTGTCTTTGGATTGCCTCATTGAGATAGCTCACGAAAACACATATGACCCCGTGCGCCTTTACCTGGAGCATGTGGAGGCCACCGTGGATCCTGCCTACATCGGTGGCCTCGCCACGGGCTACCTCAGGCCCGAAGACGTCAGGCTCGGAGGCCCAACCCTCTACGACCACATGCTCCGTTGCACCCTCATCGGGGCCGTGCGCCGCGCCTTTGAGCCCGGCTGGAAACACGACACAGCCACGGTCTTGATGGGAGATCAAGGCGCCCGCAAGTCATCCTTCTGGAATGCGCTTGGCGGACCCTTCTTCTCCGATGCCCTCGGTGACTGCTCATCCAAAGACGACCTGATGATCCTTCACCGTTCTTGGATCATGGAATGGGCCGAGCTCGACCACGTCATGAGCCGCAAGCATGCCGGCCAGATCAAGAACTTCCTCTCGCAGGCCACCGACCTCTTCCGCGTGCCCTACGGCAAGGCCACAGAGTCCTTCCCGCGCCGCGGAATCATCGTCGGCTCGACCAACCGTCAGACAGGCTTCCTCGTCGACGACACCGGCAACCGCCGCTTCTGGATCATCCCCGTCACCCGCACCCAGGCCGATCCCATCGACACCGGGACCCTCATGGCGGATCGCGATGCCATATGGGCCGGCGCCGTGGCCGCTTACAGGGCCGGAGAGCTTAACTACCTCTCCCACGAGCTGGCCCAGCTGGTGAACACAGAGAACGAGGCCTATCAGGTATCCAACCCATGGGAGCCGACTATTGCCCAGTGGTTGGCGCAGCGAATCCCTGGCGAGCCGATCACCACCGAACGCATCCTGCTTGAGGCGGTTGAGAAGCCCACAGAACGCCAGACGAGGGCAGATCAGATGGCAGTTGCCGACGTGCTGCGCACCATGGGCTACGAACGACGCCGCACCATGCAGGACGGCCAGCGAACATGGCGCTGGTTTTCCACAGCTTGATTGCCCTACCTGCCCCCAACCAAAAGCCCGCCAAATGAGGTAGGGCACCCCGAAACCCCAGGCCACACCTGGGGTTTTCGCTTGCTGTCCTACCTGCCAGCTGCCCTACCTGCTCCGCACACTTTGCTTACCCTCAACCCCTCCCCCCCCTTCTCCCTATAATTACCCCTTGTTACTACTTTAGGAAGGGTAAGTAGGGTAAGTAGGGCAATCGACTGCAACGCAACGGGTTTCGGGTGCCCTACCTAAGATCGAGGTAGGGCAGAGGTAGGGCAGCCCTACCCGCCCCTTACTTGCCTGCTACGCTTGCTAAAGCCATCCCACCTCCATCTCATGGCAATCAACAAAAACTTCATGAACGGGCAGAGACGCCCCTTGGTCGACCCGAACGCCCCCGACATCGATCGCCGCCGCCGCTGGCCCTTCTCGGACCTCGCGGTGGGCGACTGGTTTGAGTTTGATCCCGCCGCTATCGCCTCGGTCAGAACCTGCGCTCATGCCTACAAGAACAAGCAGCCCATTCGTGTCAACTTTTCCATCGGCTTGGATCCAGCCCGAAATAAATGTGCGGGCATCGCCTATTGCATCCGCATCGCCTGATCCCTGATCGCTTCTCCCCCCTGGCCAAGGTGCTACACTACTTGCGGATCCGAGGTCTTTCAGACAGGCACACTCGGATCCCCTTCGGGCCTCCTCCGGCCATGGTCCCCGGGCGCTGTCCGTTTTCTCAGGACTGAGCAGCGACCGGGGCTTGTTTGTTGCCCCTCGGTGGTGGAACACCGGGGGGCTTTTCATTGCCAACACGCACGCCTACAATAAACTGAAACAACACAACACAATACTATGATACGCTTTGACGTTGATACGATACAAGTAGATGAGCTATCACGATACGCAGCAAGCCTATCACTAAACATTCAAGCAATAACATCTCATGCCCTTAACTCTGCCCTCAAGGGAACTCATGAGGCGATGCGTTCTCAGCTACCGCAACGCATTGATCGCCCCACCCCCTGGACAACCCGCGGTCTTCTTCGTCGCTCATCTACTCCACAAGACCTAACCGCCGCTGTCGGCTTTAACTACGGCGATGGGGAGTTTACTGATACCTTCTCAGGTAAAGGCATTGGTACACCATCTGGTCGATACATGGATGTACAAGCCAGGGGTGGATCGCGATCAACAAAGAGTACAGAACGTAAACTACGTTCGGTTGGTATCCTTGATCCCGGTCAGTTCATCACCCCATCAGGCAAGGGCCCCGGTGTCCTTGACCGTTACGGCAACGTTCGATCCTCCACCTACGTTCAACTCCTTGCTGGCCTTCGCGCTGGCTCCGGCTCTGGCTTCAGTGCCAACACACCACGCGGAAGCTCCACGTCCAGTCGTCACTGGTTTCCATTCGCCGCCGGATACCAAGGCGAGGCGCGTCCCCCCAGCTACTCCGCCATCGCAGTTCGATCCGGCTCGCGGCCACGAGGCAACACAGGCCTTGGCAGTGGTCGGCCCGGCAGGCCAGCCACCGCTCGCCTGCCTCGCGGCTTCACCGTTGCGTTCAACGTAGTCCGAGCCCCTTCCTACTCCCCCCGCTTCCCGCTTCGCAGCCTGGCGATGCGCGAGTTTGAGCGCCTCTATCCAGGCGCATTCAGGCGGGCAATCGAATCGGCTCGGTTTAAGTAATACAATACTAACGTTGTACCGTTGTTAAATGACACGCTGCAGCACTAACACTGTTGTATAAGGATATCATCATATAACGGTATGATTGTCGGGTCCTTCTGGAGCATTCCAATATGCGCATTGTTCGAACCCCACCTAACTCCCAGCGTGGACTCAAAAACAAGGTTCAAGCAGGCCCTGAGCGCAAGGCAACCCCCTCCCCCTTTGGGGCTTTGAACCAAGGTTGAGCGCAGTTTGAACCGTGGTTCAAAGCCGTTGTAGCATGGGCTGACCGAGTTGAAGCAATGGCGGAGATCACGAAAAGCGAACTAGCGAGGCTTTTAGATGTGAGTCCTTCTGCGGTCGGGAAGGCCATCCGTACCGGCCGGATTGCTGAGGCGGTTGTGAGGAAGGCAAATGGCAGGGAGATGATTAACAAAGAAGTGGCATTAACTTTATGGGCAAAGAACACCTTACAAAAGCCGCCATCAGCTGAAGGGACCTCACGCCAACCGGCGGCGGTGGCAATGGCTCAACCGGCGGCACCGGCAGCAGTGAGCTCAAAGCAACTGCGAGCGTATATCAAGTCGTTACCAGAGGACGATATCCCAGACCTAAACAACAGCCGTGCAAGGCGAGAGCACTACCAAGCGGAGAAGGCAAAGCTTGAGGCCTTGCATGGACGGGGCGAGCTGGTTCCAACGGATGACGTAAGGAGGGAGGCCTCCCGGCTTGCCCGGCAGGTACGTGACCGGTTGCTGATCATTCCGTCGAGGATTGCGGCGATGCTGGCGACAATGCAAGATCAGGAAGAGGTGCGCCAGTTGGTGCAAGGTGAGATTGAGATGGCGTTGAAGGGATTGGCTGATGCCTGACGGAGCGCAGCTGTATCGGGAGGCGTTCATCGAAGCGCTTCAGCCGCCCGTTGACCTGACGGTGAGTCAGTTTGCGGATGCTGAGCGGATTCTGACGCGGCGGTCGTGCTCAGAGCCTGGGCCATGGCGAACAGATCGGGTTCCGTTCTTGCGGGAGCCTATGGACCTGCTAAGCCCACGGGAGAAGCGCATCAGAAGGGTGGTGCTGATCTTTGGGAGCCAGTCGGGAGCTAAGACAGAGTGTGGATTGAACTGGACAGCGCGAAGCATTGCAATGGACCCGGCGCCAATGCTAATCATGTTTCCAACTGAGCCGTTTGCTAAGAGGCAGTATCAACAAAGGCTACGGCCATTGTTTGAGGATACGCCAGCGGTTGCAGCAAAAGCACTAAGCAGTAAGTCTAGAGATTCAGCTAATGCGATGTTTCTAAAAGAATTTCAAGGAGATATGTTGATTTCAATTGTTGGCAGCAATAGCGGAAGTGCAGCGCAAGGGATGCCAGCACAGTATTTCTGGGCAGACGAGGTTAGCTCGTTTCCAATGGAGATGGACGATAAGGGTGATCCATTAGAAAACGCGGAGGCACGCCAGACTAACTTTCCAGACCGGAAGACCCTGCTAACCAGCACACCGGGAACCCGTGGCGCTTGTCGCATCACATGGGAGTATGAGGAGCGATCTGACCGCCGGCGGTATGCCGCGCTGATGCCGTGCTGCGGAGATCGCGAGTTTCTGGAGTGGAAAGACTTTGTGTGGAATACTTCTGATTCAGAGGTTTTGTGCAAATGCCCAGCGTGCAACGAGCTGGTGGCGCAACACCACAAGGGCACCATGCTGGGTGGCGGGCGATGGATGGCGACGGCAAAAGGCGATGGGGAGACAGCAGGATTCCACCTGCCGGGGTGGTATGCGCCCTATGGGTGGCTGAGCTGGGAAAAGATCCGGGATGAATTCCTGCGGGCCAAGAGTGACGTCAACTTGCTCAAGGGATGGAAGAACAAGCGAGCGGCCGAGGCATGGGAGGACGAAGCACTGGCCAAGGTAAGCGCTGACGGCTTGATTGTGCGTGCGGGTGAGTATCGAGCGGGAACATGCCCGGCGGGTGTGTTGGTGCTGCTGATGAGTGTGGACGTGCAGGACACCTGGCTGGAAGTGGTGGTCAAGGGGTATGGACGGGGTGATGAAAGCTGGCGGGTGTGGCATCAGAAGATCGAAGGCGACCCGGCGCAGCAGGACGTATGGGATCAGGTGTTGACGGTCTTGCGGACGGAGTTCCCGAGGGATGGAGGCGGAACGATGCGGGTGCGGTTCTGCGCGGTTGACACGGGCGGCCACTACACGGCGGAGGCTTACAACTGGGCAAGGACTTACACCGCGGAGGGCGTGGTAGCGATCAAGGGCGCGAACAAGCGGGACGCGCCTGCATTGAGCAAAGGCAGCAAGATCGACGTGACATTCAGGGGCAAGACAATCAGCAACGGGCTTACGCTTTACATGGTGGGCGGCCATGGGTTGAAGCGGACGGTTTACAGCCGGTTGAAGATTGAGCAGCCAGGGCCCGGCTATGTGCATTTTGATGACGAGACGACAGAGGAGTACCTGGCGGGTTTGACCGCTGAGCGGTTGCAACCGCGTTACGTGAAAGGCTTTCAGGTGCTGGAGTGGCATTGCCCATCAGGTGCGCGGAATGAACCGCTCGACCTTGAGGTGTATTGCCTGGCAATGCTGGAGCTGCTAAAGCGCCGCTTCAACCGTGCGACGATGTGGGACCAACTGGAGCGGCTGGCGGAGGCCGCGGCAAGGGGGGCGCCTACCGCGGCGACTGCATCAGGGAAGACCGATGGCAGCGTTTTTGCTGGTGTCACAAGGTTCACGCGCTAAGATGGTTACATGAGTGCCATCACCCTGGAGACCGCCCGAGCGCGGCTGACGCAGTACCTTGATGCGGAAGCTGCTGTTTTAAGTGGGCAACAGTATAGCTTTGGCCATGGTGATGGCTTCCGGTCAATGAGACGAGCGGATTTGGTTGAAATCCGAAAAGGCATCGAATACTGGACACAGCAAGTAGAGAACTTGAGTATCGGCACTTCAGGTAATGGACGCCGATCAATTACACCGCGTCCGCTTTGGTGATGAGTAAGACTAAACGAAAACAAAAACCCGGCGCACCCGCTTCTGAGCCATTGGCAGTAGTCGGCTCAGGCCTGTCTCTTGGCACAAGTGATATTGCAAACCAGCTTAGGTTTAGCAATTGGCGCCCATTTTCTTATGATGCCGATAGCGAAGCAACATGGCAAACAGGTGATGAGCGTGCATTCTCACGTGATCTTGTGCGAACTGCTCCGGTTGCAGCGGGCGCAATACAGACACGTTCTAGTAAAATCATTGGAACCGGTTTAACACTGCAAAGCAGGATCAACGCGGATGAGCTTGGGTTGTCAGAAGATCAGGCATCAGAGTGGCAATCAAAAACTGAAAGGCGTTTCCATATGTGGGCTCGATCAAGGTTTGCAGACGTAACACGCGAGTTAGATTTCTACGGGCTGCAAAGTTTAGCACTGCGTTCGCATGATGAAAGCGGTGATGTGTTCTCGCTATTGGTAAACAAAAAACGCAGCAATTGGCCGTTTCGCTTGGCGATTCAACTAATAGAAGCCGATCGAGTTTGCAACCCGGACGGCAAAATGGATACTGGCACCTTGGTATCTGGGATTGAACGAGCGGCAGATGGTGAGCCAACAAGCATCCATCTAGCAAAATACCACCCTGGCAACGTAAAACAATACTCTGGTAATACATGGCAGCAAATACCATTCTATTCCGAATCAGGTCGGCGCAACGTGCTGCACTTGAAAAAGATGCACCGACCGGGGCAAACCCGTGGCCGCCCTTGCCTGGGGCCAATTATTGCAACACTGAAGCAGCTTACGCGATATAGCGATGCAGAAGTAGACGCGGCTGTCAATAGTGCAGCGCTAGCAGTGTTTGCCATGATGGATGGCACAGCATTTCAGGACATATATCACGATGAAATGAAGGAGTCCTATGTGGCTCAAGCCGCAAGATATGACGGTGGATTAAACAGCGGGAAGACCGTGCGCTTGCTGCCCGGTGAAAGCATTACTTCTCCAACACCGGGAAGACCTAATCCGCAGTTTGAAGGTTTCTTCGGAGCTATGCTTAACATGATAAGCATAGCTCTAAATATGCCGAAAGAAGTATTGACCAAGGCTTTTAATGCTAGCTATTCCGCCAGCAGGGCCGCATTACTGGATGCTTACCATACGTGGAAGATTGAACGTGTTTGGTTTGTGTCAAATTGGAGTCAGCCAATCTACGAGGAATGGCTTGCTGACGCGGTTGCATTAGGGATTATTGTTGCCCCAGGGTTTTTCTCTGATCCATTTGTACGCGAAGCTTGGTGCGGCTCAAATTGGGGTGGCGATGGCCCTGGCGCCTTGGATCCGCTGAAAGAAGCACTTGCAGCAGAGAAACGTATTGAGGTTGGCATAACCACTCAAGCGGAGGAAACGGTGGCTTATGACGGTGGCGACTGGGAGGAGAAGACCCATCAACGTTCTCGGGAAGTAAGGCTAAGGCGTGAGAGTGGTCTGATGCTTGAAACACAACCAGTGGCCTCTCAGCCTGATCCTGTTGATCCTGTTGATCCTGTTGATCCGCTTGAGGAGGATGACGAGGAAGAGGATGGCTCTATGCTTGACCAATCTGCTACTGTAACGTCATGACTATTCTTGATGTCTTAAACGCCCCATGGGCAATTTTGCCCCCCCGCCTGGAGCAGATCCACGGGATACACGCGGCATGGGCAAGAGGAGAGCCGGTGAATGTGGCGGCGGTGGAGGCGAAGATCGGCCGTCCGCTGGTGAATGATCCGCAGGGTTACACGGTGCAGGATGGCGCGGCGTTGATCCCTATGCGCGGTGTGATGGCGCCACGCATGAACATGATGACTCAAGTCAGTGGCGGCACAAGCACGGAACTGTTTGTGCGAGATGTGCGAGCGGCTCTTGAAGATCCATCGGTTAAGTCATTGGTGATCATGGCCGATACACCCGGCGGAGCCGTAAACGGCACGCAGCGTGCGGCAGCGGCTGTGATGGCAGCTCGTGGAGTCAAGCCGATTGCCACCTACGTCGAGGGAATGATGGCCAGCGCTGGTGTGTGGGTTGGCACGGCGGCTGATCTGATCATGATGGAGTCTGCCACCAGCCAGGCGGGTTCTATTGGCGTGGTTGCAACTCATGTAGATATCAGCAAGCAAGAGGAAGCGATAGGGATAAAGACTACAGAAATTGTTGCAGGCACTTACAAGCGTGCGGCTAGCCAGCACTCTGCCTTGACAGAACTCGGCAGGCAGGTGCTTCAGGATGAAGTTGATTACCTCTATAGTCTTTTTGTTGGCGATGTGGCAGCGCAACGCGGCACAAGCATTGAACAAGTGCTTGCGAACATGGCCGATGGCCGGATGTTTATAGGACAACAGGCGATTGATGCCGGTTTGGTGGATGGCATTGCTACACTGGAGGAGACAATCTCCATCCTCAACGACCGAGCGGCATCGATTGGTCGCACGGTAACCACCATCACAGCTCCTGTTTCTATGGACTCTCCCCCCATGACTCCCACTGCAGAAGCAGCCGCGTGGGCTGCTGAGCACCCAGAAGCCGCTGCAATCCTGCGGGCCGAAGGTGCCGCCGCTGAATGTGAGCGTGTCGCCGCGGTTCGCTCGATGGCTTTCTTGCCTGGCCACGAAGCACTGATTGAAAAGCTTGTTGCCGACGGCAAAACCACAGGCCCCGAAGCCGCGGTGCTGGTAAATGCCGCCGAGCGGGAGCGTATCGCAAGTGCGGGCGGCCAACGCATGGCCGAGGCCCTGCCGCCCCAGGAGTTTGCCGCCGCGCCGACTGACGCGGAATCACCCCCTGCAAAACCTGCCCCCGTGGATCCGATTGCGCAAGGCGCTGCCATCGCCAGCCGCGCCCGTGAGCTGATGTCCGAAGCAGAGGCCAACGGGCGAAAGTTAGCCTTGCCGGCTGCCTGTGCGCAAGCAAAAGCCGAACTTACCCCCGCCTGAGGACATCATGAGCACTCGCAACACTGGCCTGGTTAAAACGTTTGCCGCAGGGGCAACGATCAACCCTGCTCGACTCGTCAAGTTTGGAACAGACGACCATACCGTGCTTCAAGGCGCTGCCGGCACTGATCTGATCCTTGGGGTAAGTGACTCCCCGCCTCTTCCTGCTGCCGCCACGGGTGAGCGAGTTGATGTGGTTTTCACCGGAATTCAGCCGGTCACCTATGGCGGTACCGTAACTCGTGGCGAAAAGCTCATGAGTGACAGCAGTGGCCGGGCTATTGCAGCTGCTGCTTCCAATGGCGCCAATGTCAACACCGCCGGCATCGCCATGGTAAGTGGCGTCGTCGGTGATCTTGGCTCAATTCTCCTCTCTCCTGGCTCGTTCCAGGGCTAACCCTTCCTCAGGAATGAACCATGGCTAACATGAATTTCCCCTTTCCCATCGATCCGGTTCAGACGGGAATCACACTGGCATATTCCAATCGCCAGTATATTGCCGATTTTGTACTTCCTCGCGTGCCGGTTGGTGGCCGAGAATTTGAGTACAAGCAGATCGGCCGTGATCAAATGTTTACAGTTCCCTCGTCATTGGTAGGCCGCAAAGGCCAACCTAATGAGGTGGAATTTGGTGGCACCGAAACTCCGGCCAGCGTACGGGACTACGGCCTGGATGATGTCGTGCCTAACGATGACATTGACGCTGCTCGGAACGTTCCCGGCTGGGATCCGATCGGTTTGGCCAACATGGGCCTTACCGAACTGCTTGCATTGGACCGCGAAAAGCGTACCTCTGATCTTGTCTTTGGCCTCAACACTTATCCATCCGCTAACCGCACCACCCTGAGTGGCACCAGCCAATGGTCTGATTACACCAACTCGGATCCTTATTCTGCCATTCAAACTGCCTTGGATGGAATGTTGATCCGGCCTAATATCGGCGTTATCGGTCGCTTGGCATGGTCAAAGCTTCGGGTTCACCCAAAGATCACCGCTGCCCTGGCGCCTTCTAGCAATGGCAACAGCGCAACGGCCAACGCGGCCGGCGCCCCTGCCAGCACCCAGGCGGTGGCAGAGCTGCTGGAGCTGGAACAGATTTACGTGGGCGAAGGTTGGGTCAACACTGCCAAGCCCGGCCAGCCTGCCACAATGACCCGCCTGTGGGGCAAGCACATGGCCTTCCTCCATCAAAACCCTGCTGCCAGCATCCGCGGCAACGCCATCACCTTTGGCATGACCGCGCAGTACGGCACTCGGGTGGCTGGGTCCATTCCAGCGCCTGAGATTGGCCTTCGTGGCGCCCTACGTTTACGCGTCGGCGAAAGCGTCAATGAGATCATCACGGCCAGTGATGTGGGTTATTTCTTCCAAAGCATTGTCGCCTGATCATGAACCACGAGTACACAGTTCTGAGCTGCGTTGATCACAACGGAACTCGATACGAGCCGGGGCAAGAGATTACCCTGGCTGAAGATGCAGCCGCTGCGTTGCTGGCAGTTGGCGTAATCGAAAAGGCAGAAGACCAAAAGTCTAGGACTAAGTCAGGTCCCGGCCATGCCGTTCGATGATGACCTACCACTTTTTCTAGCCGACTTCGGGACGCCCGTTGTCGCCAATGGTGTCAGCGGGCTTGGTGTATATGATGCGCCAGCCCGATACATCAGCGATGGCGAAATGTCCACTACTAGGCACATGGTACGGTGCTTGTCATCGGAATTTGGCACACTGTTATATGATCAACTCCTTACAGTAAACGGACAGACCTACGCTGTAAGGGACAACCTTCCCATAGGGGACGGAAAGTTTTGTGTGATTCTTTTGAGTGAGGAAGCAGTGGTCACAACATTCGGCGCCTTGCTCCTTGAAGACGGCGGCTACCTGCTGCTGGAAGATGGCGGCCGACTCCTGCTGGAGGCCTGATCATGCCAAACGATCTCCCTATCAGCGCCTTACCAGTTGATCCTAACGTTTCCGGTTCCGAACTGGTTCCGATTGTAGATCCGGCAGCAACACCAAAGAATCGTAATGCTACGATTCAAACCATCCTTTCTTTAGTCACAAAGGCATCGCTTGGCCTTGGAAATGTAAACAATACAAGTGACCTGAACAAGCCGATCAGCACGGCGACTGCGGCTGCATTGGTTGGCAAAGCCGCGGCCGGCCCGATCGGTGACAGTGGCCTGACGATGACGGCTGGACTTCTGGGCCGCGAGAGCGGCACCGGGGCGCCGGTGGTGCTGACCCTGAGCGGCCTGGGCATCGTCAATGGTGTTCTGACCGTCACTGCCACCGGCTCCGGCACCGTGACGAGCGTTGGCCTCAGCGTCCCCACGGGCTTCGCTGTCGCCGGTTCACCGGTCACGACCACCGGCACCCTAGCGCTCACCTTCGCCGCCGGCTACAGCCTGCCGCTCACGGCCACCCAGGCCGGCTGGGACGCGGCGGCAGTGCTGGCTGGCACGGCGGTGCAGCCTGCGGGCCTGGCTTCAACTCTCACTGGCTACGTCCAAACCAGCGACGCAAGGCTCACCGACAGCCGGGAGTGGAGCGCCACCACGATCAGCCAGGCGGAGGCGGAGGCCGGCAGCGCTACGACCCGCAGGGCCTTCACCGCGCAAAGGATTTTCCAGGCTGCTGCGGCCTGGTGGGCGGCAACGGCATCGGCAACCGGCCAGGCCCTGGCCACTGCCGCCAACGCTGCAGCGGCTCGGACCACGCTGGGGCTGGGCTCGGCGGCCACGGCTGCGAGCACCGACTTCGCAACGGCGGCCCAGGGCGCTAAGGCGGACACAGCGGTGCAGACGAGCGACAGCAGGCTGAGCGACTCAAGGGAGTGGAGCGCAGCGACCGCGACGCAGGCCGAGGCGGAGGCCGGCACCAGCACGACCCGGCTGGCGTTCACTCCGCAGCGAGTGTTCCAGGCGATTGCGGCATGGTGGGCGGCGAGCGCCGCGAAGGCAAAGCTCGACGGGATCGCCTCAGGCGCCACAGCGAACAGCACCGACGCGCAGCTCAGGGACAGGAGCACGCACACCGGGACGCAGCCAGCGGGGACCATCACAGGACTGGCGGCGGTGGCGACGAGCGGAGCCTATGGCGATCTCTCCGGCCGTCTAGTGGTGAGCAGCAGTGCCCCGGCGGCGCTGGGGGCGACCGCAGCAGCCGGCAGCACGGGGCAGGCGGCAGACGCAGGGCACGTTCACCAGCGGGATACCGATGTGATCGTGATCCCGGTGGGAGATGAAACCACAGCACTCACCGCCGGCACAAACAAGGTGAGGTTCAGGATGCCTTTTCCCGCCACATTGCTGGCGGTTCGAGATGGCGTCAACATCGCCCCGACCGGCTCTTCGCTGATTGTGGACATCAACGAAGCCGGAACATCGGTGCTGGGCACGAAGCTCAGCATTGACGCCACCGAAACCAGCAGCACCACCGCCGCCAGCGCCGCAACGATCACAGATTCCAGCCTGGCCGACGACGCCGAGATTTCAATCGACATCGACCAGGTAGGCAGCACGGTCGCCGGGGCTGGCCTCAAGGTCTACCTGTTCGTGCGGAGGGCATGATCATGCCAAATTTTGTCCTGCTCGACACTGAAACCGGCCAAGTCCGCGACTATCCCCGCCGCGACGAAGAGCCTGTCGAGGGCCTTGATTCGCGCTACGAGGTGTTGCGCATCGTGCGCGAGCTAGCCCCGCAATATGACCCGGCCACGCACAGCCTCTCCGAGACGCGCACCATCGACCGTGACGCCGCCGAGTGGCGCTGGGGCTGGGCGGTGGAGCCGCTGCCGCCTGTGCCCCCATCGCCGGAATGGCGGACATTCAAGCGGACCCTGTTGGCCCATCCCGCAATCAATGGCGTGATTGGTGGCGGCCTGAACCAGGCTCCGGCGGCAGGCGTAGCCGTGGTTGACACGCTGCTGGATGTTGCCAGAGGTGGCGATGTTGACGACTTCCGCGGCGCATGGGTGACCCTGCGCCGCCAGGGGCTGGTGAGCCCTGAGCTGCTGCAGGAGGTGCGCACCCTGGCCCTGATGTTGCACCTGCCCGAAGCGTTTGTGGCTGCCCTGGGCGGTGCGACCCGCCCGGCTGCGACGGCACTGGGGCAGGAGTGGGTCGATGCTGTCGGGGATCTATGGATTGTGGTGCAGGCTCGTGGCGAGAACGGGCAGTTCCTGGCCGACGATCCAGCGACGCCAGAGCGTGAATCATTAGCGTGGGAGAAACAGACATGAGTGTTATATGGATTGATTCGGGACGGCCCGTAGCGACGGCAGATCCATTTTTTGCAAACGTGCCCCTATTGCTGCCGGGTACCGGAAGCAATGGTAGCACGATCATTGCAGACCTAAGCGGTACACCGAAAGCGGTAACCGTAAATGGCAGCGTAGCAATTAGCACGGCTCAGAGCAGATTTGGCGGTGGGTCCATATTGTTCAATGGTGGCTATTTAACGGTGGCGGATCCCTCGCTGGCTATTGGTGGAAACGAATTCACGAAAGAAGGATGGTTTTTTCCGGTTACGATACAGCCTGGCTTTCGTACATTATGGGCGCATCGCTCAACTCAGGGTGGTTTTGGCGGGGCTCTATTGGTTAGCAACAACGGAAACCTTGAGTATTTTACTGCAAATAGTACCGCTAGCGGCTGGCAAATCGCGGGAGCTAGCACCGGCTTGTCATTGACGGCGGGTGAATGGCAATTCTTGCGCATGGTGCGCTCTGGCAATACGATAACTGCATCCAAAAACAACGTTGCCGGTGCATCTGTTACCGTGTCCGGCGTCATCGGTACAACGGGTTCGTTTTCGATCTGCGCCGGAAGTGCTACAGGATCTCAAGAGGTAAATGCTTATGTCAATGAGTTTCGAGTAACCATTCCAGGTGCCCGGCCTATTGAGCTGCCGAACGCTCCGTTCCCTCGCTCGTAAATGGGAACCCCTGAATCCCTCGGCCTGAAAGGCGAAGCACTTGATCTCGCTTTGCTTGATGCTAGGCTTGCTACTCTGATGGCTTCGCTCTCTGCCGCAATACTGTAACCATGCCATCCAAGACCGAACAAATCCTAAACGCCATAGAAGCCTTGATGGCTGGTATCACTGAGATCAGCGTGGACAGCAATGGAAACCGCAGAGCATATAGAAGCAGAAAGGAAGCACTTGACAGGAGAGAATTACCCGCGCTAGTTATCACCCCCCTACCTGAATCCGCCGAACCATCTACAAGCTGTCAAGTTTTTTGCACGCTACCGGTAGCGTTTTCTATTTATGTTGATGGTGATGCAGCAAGCCGCGTAGCTGATCCGATCAGAGTAAAAATCCACAGCTTGCTTTTTGCTAACCAATACCTTGGTGGTCTAACACTTAGAGTACGGCGACCCACTAAACAACCCTCTGCCGTATTCAACGATGACAAGGGTAACGACCACCCTGGCAGCGTTGACTTGTTCTATGAGTTTCAGTTCACTACACTGGAGGGAGACCTAACCGCTTGACGATGCCCCGCCCCGCCCCGCCGTCCGCCCCTGAGGCGCCTCCAGCACTTCCCACTCATGCGGGCCGGTACGTGCTCGATGGCGGCACCTACAATCGAACCGATGAGGATGCCGCTCCACCGGAGGCCGGTATCACCCCTGAGCCGTCCCCCC